AAAAATACGAAAAAATCCTATTTTTTTGATAAAAACTATTGACAATACGAAAAAATCGTATTATACTATAATCAAGCTTAAGGAAATAACAAAGCTAAGAGCAAAAAGAGAAAGGGGTAGGGGAATGAACGAACTAGAAAGAACAGCCCTCAATGAAATACTGAGGACTGTGACATATATTGCTGAGAAGTTGGATGAACTAGATTCTAAGATTTCTTTGAACGATTCACAAGTTCTTGAGCATCAAGGAAATTGAGTTTCATTTCCATGTAGTGAATAACTCCGTGCAGGTAGTTCTTTAGGTCTTTAAAATCTTTATCAGGATTATTTCTATAGTAATGACCTTCGTCATTGCCGATATAAGCAGATGCTAGTGCAAATGTTTTAAGATCTTCATCCTTGATATATTTTTCAATAACTTGTTTTAATGACATTTTAGTGATTTTATCTTCATCATCAGGGTTCGTAACAATAGAGAAATCTTTAACAAAAAACTCTAGTGCTTTTCGATATCCGATTCCTGCAATGTGGTCTAGTTGCTCGTGTTCAGCTTTCAGTGCTTGAACATAGATTTGCTTACCAATTGGAGAAACTATCTCTACATCGTCAGTTATAGGTATATCGCTCGGAAGATTAGGAGTTACTTTTATATGTTCGATTTCGTATTTCTCGGTATAGGAATTGATTGAATATCTTGTAGCTATAAACTCCTCTGTCCAGAAGTGCTTGCAACCTAAGCATCTAAATGTTAATACTAAGCTTGTTTTATCTTCTCCAAGATAGAAATAAGAAGAGTTCACAAGATCTGGATTGGTTGGCTTTTTACAATTCGGGCAGCTGTCTTCAACGTTTACAGGCCTAGAAACAGAAGAGTTTATTTTTGCTTGAAATATCATAAGATTTCTCCAATCATTTTATTTTGATTATATCATATTTGAAAGGGGGTGAGAAAATGAGACCAAAACGGCATCCGTATAGCGGGAAAAGAAAAAGCCTTGATAACTCAACAATAAAAGATTCTAGTATCAAAGCAGTTGATATTAAGTTGGATAAATCAAGTCTGTCTTTAAAAAAAGACAAGATTGTCATAAACGGTCAGTCCATTATTGGTGTATAGGTTCCGTCTGGCTCAAGACGAAGCGGTTTATTACTGTCCACATCGATTGTCCCATCTGAGAACATTTCGCAGTTCACTTTTAGACCGTTCGGGTAGAGTAATTCAACATACACATGTCCAGGGCCTTTTTCGTGAACAACCTTTGTTACCTGATCTTCAGGGATGCCAGTATTAATAATCAATTCCATAGTATTCTCCTTTCTGTTGAAATTTTGACTAAAACGGTGAGAGGTCCTAGTCAAAGTTATTATAGCAAATTAGGAGAGAAATTCATCAGCCTTGAGACTGATATAGGAGCTTAAATGGAAGATAAAATCATTGAACTTGCTGATTACTTCATCAGCGAGAACACAACGTACAGAGAAGCTAAAATAGCGTGTGAGAAGCTATTGAGACAAGTCAGCCATGAGATAGAACTCAGGGCGCTGGAAAGTGAGACGGTATGAAAGAAACAATTGCAGTAAATACATTAGAACACGATGTACTGTTGACAGCAAGAAAAAACCACCCTGCTGTATTCGTCGATGGAATGTTTCTGGACGGAGTTGAGCGAGTGGAATTTACCAGTCATTTTCTAGAAAGTTGTGAAGTCGTTCTTACGTTCAATGAACGAGTAGAAAACAATCCTTTCCCTTTAAATGATGTCAGTCTATTAGAAAAGTTATTCGGTCAGGCTTCAAACGGGCAATCCTTACGGGATATTGTCTTGCAAACTCTTGAAGATGCAAATTAGTATCTAGGCCGTCAAAGAACGACACATGTATACTGAAGCTTTCTTTCCCGTCTTTCTTGGCTCTTTCGTATTCTTTGCCAAGGACAATCAGAGAAGCTTCTAATTGATAATCAGTCATAACATCACCTCCTTTCTAGCTATATTATAGCAGAATTGGGAGGAACAAATAGAAAAATAAGGAGGTAGGAACGTGCAGTGGACTTTAGAGGCTATGCGAATCAACAAAGGACTTACTCAAGCAGAGTTAGCAGAGAAATTTGAAGTGTCAAGTCAAACAATTGCCCGATTAGAAAAGGATAGCTCAGATATCGGTTATCAACTATTGAAAAAATACATGCTTTTTTTCAATGTGAAGTTCGATGATATTTTTTTGGGCAAAAAATACGAAAATTTCGTAAATAACTAAAAACAAAAACTTAAGAAAGGAGAAATCATGGCTCTTGAATTGTTCGGAGATAGCTTCAAGACCGAGCTTTTTGAGGAGCTGGTCGAGCTGAATAAGCAGGCTTTGATCGAAGCGAAAAAGCAGCTAGCCCAAAAGACTACTTGGGTCAGTATCAAAGAACTGCAAGTAAAAACTGGCTGGGGTCGTGGAACGCTGGAGGCTTGGCGAGACCAAGGGAAATTCCGCAGTATGCAGAAGTCAAAAGGTGGCAAGTACCTCTACGACCTCGAAGATGCTCAGAGATTTTGCCGGTCGCTTGCAGAATAAAAAAAGCTACCGACAAGATTGTCGGCAGCAAACCAAAATATTTACTTAATTATAACAAAAGGAGTGATCAAATGCAAAATCGTGAACAAATACGTTTGATATTAGACTGGGAGCGCGCCAACTGGAGGTTAGGCAACGTCTACAAGAACAGGCTGGCCAAGAAGCCTATCGAAGTCGTCAAAAACGAACTGGAAAACCTTAGGAAGTCAGCAGAGGATGTGTCTTTTGAAGTCGTGCCACGAGGCGGAAAGTTGATTGGCGGAGACAGGATTGTGACTTTTAAAGGAGGTAGCAGATGAGCCTAAAAGACCTTAAAAGATTAGTCTTGTTGCAAGTAGTCGCAATCGTACTACTGGTCATCGCTGGCGTACAGACGATCGACAAGCAGAATCAGCAAATCCACGAGCTTCAGGAGCAAATCAAAGACAATCGTGACAGTATTCGCGTGCAGGCCGATACTAACAAACGACAGGAAGTGATGATTAACAAACACAATCAAATGTATTACGAGTTCCAACATTGGAAAGCGACAGGAGAAACGGATTTTCCGGGAGGATAAGAAAATGGGTGAAGTTTTAGGAGCGGTTTGCTTTGTTTCCAGCTTGCTTCTGGGGGCTTTATGGACAAGTCACGTTGATTTGAAAAAAAGACGGCTAGAAGCTGAAAGGCAAGCAGAGATAGACTTGTACGCAAGATATGTGCTTTGGGCACAAAATGAATACATGATTGAGCAGAATCAGAGAATGGCCGAAGTGCGCAAGCATGATACTCAATCTTTCACTGTGAAGGGGGTGGGATGATATGACACAGGCGGAACGCATCAGGGAATATTATAAAGAATATCCCGCTGCCAGCTATGATGAGGTGGCAGAAGCTGTCAAAACAACAAATGTAAATGTCAGGGCGACTGTATCCAAAGATGTCAAAGCAGGCAGATGTGTCCGCCTGGAAGACAAATCGTTGGACTATTCGGCTCATTTTGGAGCATCAGAGGCACTTGCTGATTTGGTGGATTGGAAGAACGATACCAGACGAGAGTGGGTAGAGATGCTAACCAGAGCGGCTGAAAAGGAAACGGACAGTAATACAATGAGATTGCTGATTAAAGAAGCTAATAAACTGATGAAAGAGGTAACGAAGTAGTGGTTAGAAATAAATTATCGGACTTAACCAACACGCTCTTTGCTCAACTGGAGACTCTGGATGACAGAGATCTCACCGCAGAAGAGCTAAAAGTAGAGCTCCAACGTTCAAAGCAGATGGTTGCTATTTCTGGCCAAATCTTGCAGGCTGGCCAACTGGCCTTGGACGCTGAGAGATTTAAAGATAAGGTAGGTGATGCTAATGCCCCGATCGCTTTGCTGGAAGAATGAATATACTGATTATATGCAGGAGATCTGTCCAGGGCGGCTGACTCCGGAAGTAACAAAACTGCTAAATGAAAAGTTTGGAACCAATTACACATCTTCGCAAATTGGCGGAGTGCGTAAGCGCCTCGGTTTGCTGGTAGGGAAAGTGTTCCAAAAGAGAATTCTGACAAGCGAGCAGCATGACTATTTTTTGAAAAACTACGTCGGGAAAACTGCGCAAGCATTTGCGGATGAAATAAATGAAAAATTCGGTTTGTCATTAACGAGCAAGCAAGTCAAGAATTATCGAAGAAACAATCGTTTAAATAGCGGCTTAACTGGCCAGTTTGAAAAAGGACATACACCAGCTAACAAAGGGAAGAAGTTTCCAAATATGCCTAAAAATAGCGGTCAGTTTAAGAAGGGGAGTAAACCTCCAAATTATGTTCCGGTGGGAACCATTGCTCAAACGACAGACGGCTATCCGAAAATCAAAGTAGCTGATCCAAATGTCTGGGAACTTCTCCACAGAAAGACCTGGATTGAGCATAACGGACCAATTCCAAGGGGACATTCGATTGTCTTCTTGGACGGTGATAAAACAAACTATGATATTACAAATCTTGCTTGTTTATCTAGAAACGAAATCGCTAGAATGAATCAAAATCATTTATTTACGTCCGACGCTGATTTGACTAAATCAGGTATCGGACTTACAAAACTTACAAACAAAATCAGAGAGGTAGAAAAGAATGGCTAGTTTATACGAGCTGACAGGCCAATTCCTGGCAATTTACCAGATGGATATTGATGACGAAACAAAAGCGGACACGCTTGAGGCTATCGATTGGCAAGAACAATTCGAACAGAAAGTCGAAGGATATGCCCACGTTATCAAGAATCTAGAAGCAGACGTGGCTATGTACAAGGCTGAGGAAGAGAGCTTCAAAGCCAAGAAACAGGCAGCACAAAAAAAGCTAGATTATGTCAAGGACAACATTATGACAGCTATGAATGTCACGGGTCAAACCGAAGTTAAGAGCGGTGCTCTTACTATAAAAGTCGCTAAGAATCCAGAATCAGTCAAGGTCAACGAAGACGACCTCCCGAAAAAATATTTTACAAAAAAAGTGACGCTTGCGCCGGACAAAAAGACGCTCAAAGAGTTGCTGAAATCCGGCAAGAAAGTCAAAGGGGCCGAACTCATTCGAACAGAAAAGTTGGTGGTCAAATGAGAATCTTGGCAATTGATCCGTCAAGCAATCGAATTGAAACTAGCACAACAGGAATTGTCCTGCTGGACAATGCTGGTTTGGTCGATAGCTGGGTACTTCCGTTTGGCGCTCAGAACTTCAAAAACTGGTTCAAGTCAACTGGTCGGATTCTCGAGTTTGATATAGTGGTCGTTGAAAAATTTGAGGTCAGGGACAATGATTATTCCAGGGACAACTCAGTAGTTGAGACCATTGCTGCTATCGAACTATGTTATCCGAACTTGGTTTTACAGCGTAACGCAGGTTATCAGACAGATATACCAAATGACTTGTTGAAAGCTCTTGGGCTATGGTCCTTTGAAAAAAGTCATCACAACGATGTGAGGGCAGCTGCAAGGCTTGGGCTATTTTATGCCCAACGGAATGACATCGAGGAGGTGATTGTGGACATTGGTAATCGAATTACGCAAATGGCAAGCTGAAGCGGTCAAACGTAGCGATCGCGACTGCCCTGGTATTTTCCTTGAGGGTTTGGGCGGTCGAGGGAAGACTATCTGTGCCTTTGAGATTGCCAAACATAAGAAGGCTAAGAAGGTAATGGTCCTTAACAATCGGCTATCAATTCTGAATGGCTGGATTGAAACATACAACAAGCTCTACTCACAAGACTTTCAGTTAGAAGCTATGACAGACAAGCGACTGCAGAACATTGTAGCGAGTGGAGAGATCTTGGAATTTGATATCTTGATTGTTGACGAATGGCAGAATATGTCCAGTGATGCGAATTATAAAGCCTACAAAAAAATCCGACGTGGCTATTCAATCGGTCTATCTGCAACACCTGTCCGGAAGAAAGGGCAGAATTTCTATCCGTTAGAAAAGACAATCTTTGGCCAAGCGACGCCGAACAACAAGTTTGATTGGCAGAAACAGCACGGCAAGATGAAGTATGATCGGTTCAGCTACTCAAAGGAAAAGTGGGAAGACTTCCGTGACTATGAAGCTTATGTATCGGCATTGCCAAATTTCTTTCGCTGGGAAGAGATTGAGGAAATCGAAGGTGCAGAGGAGAACAACGGTTTTGAGATCATTTTTGAGCCGATGTGGTGCCTACCAGCAAATCCAGAGGAACTAGACCGATTGCGGAGACTAAACATTGTCGGCAAGAATGGAAAATATGCCATGGCCAAGCAATCGTTTGGTCGGAAGACGTTTGAACGATATCTTACTCAAACAGGTTTTGAAATTGACTTCCCGAAACTCAAGGCTGTCAACGCAGGCACTCCTATGCTGCTCACGTTGGATCTTCTGCTGGCCAGTAAGACAGAAATGTTGATAGTTAGCAAATCCAAGCAGATTGTCGAGGTTATCTACGAGCGACATCCTGAAATCGGTATCTGGACGGGTGACAAGAAAGAAGGGCATGATAAGACCAATATGGTCGCTACTAGCCAGGTATTAGGTGTTGGAGTTGATGGCCTTCAACATAAATTTAAAACTATTGTGGTTCTGGATCCTGTCAGTCCGTCTGATGGAGATTATGATGACTACCGGCAATTGCTTTGGAGAATCACTGGTAGCCGTCAACAACACGATGTTAGAGTCGTAGAATTTTATTTTTAAGGAGAAACAAAAAATGAACAAAAAAACTGAAATGATTGTATTCCGCAGCCGTGTGAAAGATGCTTATCTTGAATCATATAAAGACAAAGGGAGTTTAGCATTTAAGGCTGAATATTGCTGCCTGGAGCATTGTTTAAAGATCCCTCGTAAGAAATACGAAGAAAACAAAAAGACCTACAAGGCCCTTGCTACAGCTTTTGACTGTGAAATTGTCTCAGTTGAAGCAGAATATAAATTGACCTATCCAAATGGCAGCGATATCCGGGAGATAAAAACCGAAGAACAACCTGGATTAGCTCTTAAAAAGTTATTGGATTTTTTAGTTGATTAAGGAGTCGCAATGGGAAAAATATTTGGAGTATTGCAAGCGATTCAAAGTGAATTGGTTGCTCCAAAGGGACAGTATAACTCCTTTGGAAAATATAATTACCGGAGCGCAGAGGACATTCTAGAGGCTCTAAAGCCGATTTTAAAAAAGCATAATGCAGCCATTACCTTGAGTGACGAGATTGTTTACATCGAGGGGCGGCATTATGTTGAGGCATCTGTTACACTTTTTGCTGAAGGCGAGGCTATCGGAGCCAAAGCATCAGCACGTGAAGAGGAAACCAAAAAAGGGATGGACGGTAGTCAGATCACAGGCACAGCCTCTAGTTACGCCCGTAAATATGCTTTGAACGGTCTCTTTGCTATCGATGATAACAAAGATCCTGATACTGATGAATATGCAAGCCAAACTGGAAAGCAAGCACCAGCTCAAAAACCAGCTCAAAGCAAACCTGCATCAAATCAGAAACAAAATCAGAGAGCATCTGGTAATGTTAAGTACATCACAGGAGCCCAGGCAAAGAAGCTGCGTGAAGATATCAAAAACATTGCGGAGTCTTCAGGCGGTCCAGTTAATACGGTTGGAGTATGGTTCATCGACCAGCTTGGCGTAGAAAAAATTGAGCTTATACCAGCTGAAAGATTGGAAGAAGCTCAAGAACTAATCGCAAAAACAAAAAAAGCGAAAGGAATTGAATAATGGGATATACGGAACTGGGGCGCAAACGCCCGATAGAAATACAGAGCGTTTATTATGATAAGATCCTGGTTTATCAGCATCAAGGTGAGATTTGGGGTGTATGTTATAAGCACGGAGAAATTGATTGTGTTTACAACTACACTAAGAACGATTTCTTTTGTCTTGAAATTTCAGATATGTCCTTAAAAGAAATTGTTACTAAAATTATCCAGCCATTGAAAAGAAGCTACCCAGGAGCATACAGTATTGATGAGGAGACGTTCGGTAGAATTTTGGGGGAAATAAAAAAATGATCAATAATGTTGTACTTGTCGGGCGTATGACCCGTGATGCTGAGCTTCGCTATACACCGCAAAGCCAAGCGGTCGCAACCTTTACTCTGGCTGTGAATCGCAACTTTAAAAATCAAAGTGGTGAGCGTGAAGCGGACTTTATCAACTGTGTTATCTGGAACCAACAGGCAGAAAATCTTGCTAATTGGGCAAAAAAAGGCGCTCTAATCGGAATTACTGGTCGCATTCAGACTCGTAACTACGATAATCAGCAAGGCCAGCGGGTCTATGTCACAGAAGTTGTGGCTGAGAATTTCCAAATGTTGGAAAGCCGTAACCAACAAAACTCAGGAAAACCATTTGGAAATAGCAACCCAATGGATATCCAAGATGACGATTTGCCGTTCTAAGGAGTTACTAAATGGGAATGAAAGAATACGCTCTCAAATATCAAAAAGCTGGTTTTTCCGTAATTCCCATCGTGCCTAACGGAAAGCAACCAGCGATCAAATTCGCTGATAAGCCAGCTATGACTGCTCAGGAAATTGAAAATTACTGGAATCAGTATCCGGATAGCAATATTGCTGTCCGGACTGACAAATTCTTCGTAATCGATATTGACTTGCATGGTAAGCATAACGGATATGAGAGCTTGGCCAATTGGGAACATCTGAACTTGATAACTCCAACGCTGCAGGCAAGAACTGCCAGCGGTGGCAAACATATCTTTTACTTTAAGCATCCAGACGTGACCATGACTCAAATGATAGCCTTCCTTCCTGGCGTTGATGTCAAGGCGCATCCAAACAACTATGTTTTGGTTGCCCCGTCTAAAACTCCAAAAGGGGAGTATGCCTGGGACTTGGAAAAATCTAAAGAGGGCGGCACTATGGTCACGGCTAGCCGAAAGTTAGTGATGGCCATCAAGAAAGAATACAACCGAAAGAACTCTGGTAGTGATTTAGATAATATATACTATCAAATCAGCAAAGGTGCTGGTAAGCGAAACAGGACAACTGAATTATTTGAAATGGTTGTCCTTGGTTTTGGCGATGAAGGTAGCAGAAATGACACGCTTGCGAAATTTGTAGGTGGACTCTTGAGTAGGTCGGTAGATCCGAACTGTATATTGCAGCTAGCAGAAACAGCCAACAATAATTCGGTAGAGCCTCTTAGTCACAAAGAATTAAGTAGGACTGTCGAATCCATGATCAAGAAGCATATGAGGGGGGGTGACCATAATAGGTGATGTCGTGAACATTTCAATCAAGCAGTTTTCGCGTAGAAAAAAGAAAATTTTGAATGACGAAGGTGAACAGATTGAAATCGAATCTATTGTGGCTGACAGCCCCAGAAATGTACTACTTGCAATGAAAAGTGACAGTAAGCTCAATGATTTTCTCCGACACAATGAGTTTACTGGAGAACATGAAATTGTGGAGGATGTCAAACTGGATGCTATCCAGTTGAGAAAGGGCCAGCTGCCTTCTGCCTTTGAATCCTATTTGAGCGTTTACTTAGAAAATCACTTCAAAACAGTCTTTAAAGCCGGAGCGTTAAGGGATGGCATCGAAGCATTTTTTGCAGAAAAAACCTACAATCCGGTCAAAGAATACATGGAAAACGCTTATGAGTCATGGGATCATAAAGAACGACTTGCCCAGGTTTTTCAAACTTGGTTGGGTGCAGAGGATAGCATCTTCGTCCAGAAAATAGCTGTTATGTTCTTTGTTGGTGCGGTTTCTAAGGTTTTTAATCCCTGGGTCAAATTTGACTACACGCTCGACTTGGTCGGTGGCCAAGGTGCTGGTAAGACCACTTTCTTGCAAAAGATAGCTGTTGACTGGTACACGGATTCGGCTAAGGATTTTATGGATAAAGATAACTATGAAATTATGCTGAAATCGTTAATCGTTAATGATGACGAGATGGTCGCATCCAGAAAGACTACTTTTGACGAACTCAAAGCCTTCGTGACCAAAACAGAACTTTCTTTCCGTAGGTCGTACGGTCGCAGGGCCGAGAAATTTCCGAAAAACTTTGTTATCGCAAGAACCAGCAATAAAATTGAGTATCTGGGCGATAAGACTGGCGAGCGGCGCTTTCTGCCTGTGCTGGTGGATGCAGGCCAGCAATTTGTCAAACCCTTTGATATGACTGATCATGACGTGCTTCAACTTTGGGGTGAAGCAGTAGCCATCTACAAAAAAGGCTTTACGCTTACCTTTAATGATGATTTCGAGGCTGAACTTGCAGTTTATAAGGAACGCTTTACCTATAAAGATGAAGCCGAATCGCAAGTATACGACTATCTTGAAATGCTGGTCCCAGAAGAATGGGAAGATTTCTCAGTCACTCAGCAGCATCAATATACCTGGGCTTACTTCAATGATGGTAGCTATCGCAATGAGGCTGGTTTGCTTTATGAAGGTGTAAAACTTCAATCGAGCGTATCCGCTAAACAAATATTAAAAAATGTCTTTGATATTGATAGCGCAAGAGGTGAAAAGATTGCTAGGAAAATTAAGTTGATTATGGATAATAATCAGGATTGGGAATACAAGGTTAAAAAGGTTAGAGGCAAAACGATGCGTGCATATTTTAGAAAAAATATACAAACAGAAGTGATGTAACCTCGGTGAAAATGATGTAACCTTTTAGGCAAAAAATGGTCAAAAATCACGCTTCGGTTACATCAGGTTACATCATTGATGTAACCGCAAGAAAAACCAGTTATATCAAGGGTTTAAGCGCTGTTTTTGATAAAATTTTGAAAAAAGTGATGTAACCGTCCTAAAGCCTTGATACTACTGAGTTCTTGAGGTGTCTATTAGTAAGGTTACATCATTTATATAAAATATTTAATAAGTAAA